CTAGCCAAACATGTCGCCCTGTCGCTGGGCGATCTCTTCTTGTCGAACCGTCTTGACGATCTTGTAAATCCATTGGAGTGAGACGCTGTATTTTCTGGCCAGCTCACTATGATTGACGCCGTTGAAGTCATCGTAGATTTGCCGGTCCCGCAACGACAGCTTGTACGATAGCCCCATCGGGAAATAGATGTTCTGACCTCCCCAATGGGCAGCCATTCGATCAGCAATCTCACGCCCCAGTTGCTCGGCCTTGTCCTGGCTCACCCCCGCACGCTCAACCAGTGCCAATGCGCATTGCTCGGCTAGATCTACCAGCAGCTCAGGGCCTTTACTCTTGAACTCACTTTTTTGACGGCTATCCTGGAAGGCTGTTTCATTCATGCTGCTCTCCCTCGTTTCAGTACATCGCTCAAGCACTGCCATGCATAGTGCATGGGGTCAAACGTCATACGGGTAAATGCATCACTCAATGCGTTGTTGATCAGATCCTGCTCAGGCATTGTCAATCCCGACTTGCTGGCCTTGGCCGCCATCTCCTGCACAATCTGTGGCAAGAAACGCATGACCCACTTCTTCATGGTCTCAATCACTCGGTGCATATCGCAGTCAACCCACTGCAGCGCATCCACCCCGGCAATGCGTTTAACATAGCTGGCCAGTGCCCGTTCAGAAGGGTCTTTGACAACGCCCAGCTCATGCAGGAATAGCCATAGAGCGCGTACCTTCCGCGCCTCTGCATCTTGCGCCAAGGGGCGTGACTGCACCGGTGACTTGGCACGTACTTTGAAACCCAGCCGCTTCATATGATCCAGAACCATCTGAAGTTCAGATGCACTCAGATCAGCAGCACTGGTCTTGGTAGCCACTTGCAGCAGGATGGCCCTATAGCATCCATCGTCCAGGCCCAGTTCACGTCGAGCAACATGAATCAAGCGAATTAAACGAGTACGGTCATATGTCTTGGTAGTCATGGTCAGCTCATCAGTACCCGGCAACCACACCGGACAGACCGCGCAGCGTACTGCGCGCGGTTTCGCCTTATGCTGCTGCAGCGTCCTTGAGTGCTTTGGCCGGTGAGAACTTTGGCGCGCGCTTCGCTGCAATTTGGATCGACTCTCCCGTTTTCGGGTTCCGGCCCACCTTGGCGGCGCGCTGAGCAGCACCAAACTTACCAAGGTCGGTGATCGCCAGCTCACCTCCGGCCCGCACGGTATCCAGTACGGTCGTAATCAACGCATTAAGTACAGACTCAACCTGGCTGTTGGAAATGCCTGTGGAAGTCGCCAGATGTTTAACCAGTTCCTGCTTGTTCATTGCGGGTTTCCTTTACATGTAATCACGACATGAAGTCCGGCCTCATCAAACCGGGAGGCCGTTCCGGTACTCAAAACATCTCTGGCCATCGCCAGATGCTCCAGAAAGATATCGGTATGCTCGCCCTGAAGGATCACCAACGCCTCCATGGCTTTGCCATTGGCAGGATCACATACCACGGCTTCAGCACTGACTACATCCGGGTGATCCAGTGCCTGGAGCATACGAGCAAAGCATTGGCGCAGGTTTCTGAACCCCTGCATGATCACACCCCGGCGATATCAAGGTTAATGGGCTGATATTGATCGCTATCCACCACGCGTTCATAAATGCGGACATAGGGTTTGCTACCGGCGATCTGGACACTGTCCGCGATGGCCTGCATCGCACGAAGCCACTTCTCGTCACTGATGTTCAAGCGTTTCAGCCCCAACACACGAGCGGTATTGATCTGTCCTTCCTTGTTCACCTGGAACGCATCATTGATCAGTGCCTTGATCTCATCGCTGCTGCTGGCCGTCCAGGACTGGATGCATTCATCAATCAGCTGTTTGGCCGCCTGCAGGCGCTCGTCAAACACCAGATACTCCTGCACCTGCCGGATCACTTTGTATCGCCCGTCGAACGACAGCAATGTCACATTCCCCTTGATGCCCCCCAGCTTTACGCCGTACTGCTCAGCGGACATTTCGACAAAGGCACCAATGTCTGCAAACGCCTTGGTCTTGAACGACGCCAGTACCGAAGACACATGGCGCGCCTGCTCCACCAGTTCACGCACAATCTCATCACGCGCACGGTCTATGGGTTTGACCATCACCTCGGGAATCAACCGGCCTTCTCTGTCTTGCCAGTACCCGTCTGGAATGCTTGCTTTCATCTGCTACTCCTTGCTGTCACCCGTCATACGTTTGGATGTACTCAACTGATTAAGCATGTCACGCAACTGAATTCGAGTACGCATCAATGCACCTCAGACGGTGATTTAGACACGCACATGACCTGATGCTTGACGATGCCATCCAGCTCCCGCAACACAAAATCATGGTGTCCCTGCATATGCCCAATAACCAGGCGAGCCAACTGAGCAGACACAGCGCTCAGGCTGCCATGAATGGCATGCAACCTTTCCTCCAGCGCATGTAATTGCTTGTTGGCGCGATGCAGTGCGGCACGTAGCTCATCCATGTTGTCCATCGCGTCCGGATCGACATGCGTACGCTCAGGAGCGTTGTGTGAACTCATACCTCCTCCCATGTCACAGTTACGCCCTGGAGCTCGGTAAAACCATATTTCTTGCCCGCTACGGTATGCCAATGGTGACCGCAGGAGCGATCCAGCAGAGGGCCAATGGACGTCTGATGGTTGCGATCAATCCGCACCTCCGGCTTGCTTCCTCGCACAGGAAACAGCGTTTGTGCCAACACGCGGTAGCCCATGGTCCGCAATGTGCGAACGGCAGTGTTCATGACACCCAGGCGGTCAATTACATCCGCGCTGAGTACCCGGCATGCGCTCTCATCGGGGGGCATCGTGGGGGCCTGGACAATTTTCAGTAAAGCGCCCACCTCACACCCCCTTGACCACATCAGCAGTCACCAGTGGTACACCGAGATCCGCCGCCAGGTTCATGCACGCCGTCAGCAGGTTGCCCACCGCCAGCGGGTATAGCAGGGAGACCGTCTCCGGGCGGTCGCGGCGCGGCGTGTTCACAGTCAATCTGGCGCGAAGGGCATCAATGCCACTGCTATCAATCACCTCATGCACCGGCTTGTTCATGCGATCCAGCTTGAACTTGAGGTAATCCTCCAAGCGCCCCCCTTCAAGTGGCGCCAGTTCGACCAGCTCACAACGCTGAACCACCTCACGCACGGCCGCATCACGCTCAGAAAGCTTGGTCTTCAGCTCCGGTTGGCCGATCAGGATGATCGACAGCAGCTTTTTGAAGCCCATTTCCAGCTCGAAGAAGCGTTTCAGATGCTTGATGGTTGGAATGGGAAGCGCATGCGCCTCATCGATCACCAGGCAATGCCGATACCCAGCGGCATGGCTCTCGCGCAAGGCCTTGTGCAACTGGGCGAAGCGCGCCTCCGGGCTACTTTTCGGCTTCTCCAGCGGTGCCACGGCGGCCATGATCGCCTCGGCGATGTGGGTCGACTTCAGCGTCTTGCCTTTCTGGTCGTTGTCTTCCATCGCCAGCACGTAGGGCTTGATGATCAGGATCGGCTGGGTCTCGCGCAGGATGCGGTCTTCCAGGTCACGCATCAGCGTGGTCTTGCCTGCGCCAGACTCGGCCACCACTGCCAGCAAGCCACCATGCTTTGCGGTCTGCAGCATGGCCTCGCGAACGTAGCGGATATCCGGGCTGACATACATGTCCTCGTGTGACTGGATCGCATCATCGGAGAATGGGTCACGAAAAAGACTGAAGTGCTTGCGGGTGGCTGGAAACAGGGCTTGCTTGCGCAGCAACATGGATTCCTCCTGACTGGATACGTTAGCGGGTTTGTTTTGAGGGTGGGCGCCACGGGTCGCAGATTCGGCCTGATGCGATTCAAGCGCTTTGAGCAAATCACCAGGCTCAGCCCCTAGCTCGGCCATCACCGCATTCATACGCTCGTGAATATCGGCCTGATCCACTTCTTCAAAGACACTGGTCAGGCTGGGGGCGGCCATTCCCTTGCCCTCCAGAAAGGCACAAATGCGCTGCTTCAGTTGCAGTTCGTCCAGGCTTTTGGGCCACACCCCGTGGTTCACGATTTGTGCCACGGTGGCGGGTGAAACGTTCAACGCTTTGGCCAGATCGGCTTGTTTGCAACCCGCCTTCAACAGCAGGCTCTTCAACTTCAACATCACTCACCTCCTGCCACTGCACGCAGGACGCGCAACGGCTGCTTGAGATCCGTTACCGGCCCGGACAACTCGGTCGAGAGGGTATCGATCTGGTCTTGAGGAACACCATCAGGAAAGCGTTGTACCAGCCAGGCAAAGCGGTCTACGGTCCAAGCCTCGCCCACTTTGGCTTTGAGCAACTTGGCCGCTTCAACATGTGTAAGAAGTGGAAGTTCCAGTTGTGGTGCTACCAGGTCGTGGACTGTGCCGCGACGAGGCAAGTAGGTTGGTAGATCAACATCGTGCAGGTAGGAATGAGCCTTCAGCTCACCCTCAAATGGTGTGATGCGCTTGGCACGTGCGGCCTTGGCCTCATCAGTTGACAAGCCGGGATAGGCTTGGCCGTCCATTGCTTCAGCTGCACGCTCAATCAGGGTATGCGGCATCGCTTTGTACTCTTCGCCGATGACAGCGCCGGACAGCGCTTGGCCGAATTCATCGAAGCCGCGCTCGGGCTCGATCTGATAGATACGATCCTCGCCGTTGTAGCTCGGCACGGTGATCTGGATTGCACAATCGCCGAACACCATCGCACATACGCCTACCTCATCGCCGCTGCACACCCCATCCAGCCCGCGCAGGCTGTAAATAGCAGAGCGTTCGGCCTGCGGATGTTTGAAACTGACCGTCAGATCGGGGCGAACCTTGCGCGTTTCCTCCTTGGCCGTCATGAAAGCGCGGCAGACGTCTACCGGGGGCAGCAGCAGGAGTTGGTCTGCACGAATCCGCTGCCAAAGGTCAAAGCGTGCCACCGGTTCGGCAAGCCCCTCACGGCGCAAGCGTGAGTCCTGGCCGGGAATCAGATTGGCGTTCCAGGTGTTACTCCAGGCGGATGCTGCAGCATTCAGTTGCTCGATGTTCTCAACCGGCTCGAAACGCAGGCGTGACTCGAATTGTGTCTCGACGATGTTGTTGGCACCTTCAACGCCCCCTTTGGCGCGGGCGTTTCCAGCCTCGTGCTCCAGCGTTTGCACCCCGAGTGCCCGGCACAGGTTTTTGATGGCGGCACTGGTATTGGCACTCCCCTTGTCCCACAGCAGGAAGCGGCACAATCCGTGAAACAGCCGCCCCTCCTGCTGCCCCCATGCAAACATCAAAAAATCGAACAGGTTGTGCTGGTTCTCCCCTGCAGACTCGCAGTACCACACAACAATCACACCGCTGGCCCGGTCATACAGTACATAGCGCCAGACCTTGAACTTGACCTTGGCGTAGTTCTCCAGCTTGTTCTTGTAGAAGTCACGGTCACGCATGATGTACTGGCGCCCTTTGAGGTAATACACCAGGCAGAGTGACGGATCGATTTCGTGGGTATGGTTCGGATGCAGCGCGCGCAAGTGCTGTACGGGCTTGATCTCCCGCTGCGCGTCTACGCTGAGCTTACGGTTGCGGATCAGCCGGTTGAGCTGGTTGTTGCTCACCTTCAACTCGATGCCGTTCTGCTCCAGCACACCGCGCGCTGTAGTGGTGAACAGCGTCTGTTTGCCGTTGTCGCGCACCGCCTCACGTTGCACGGCCCCCAGCTTCACCAGCGCGGCCTCACTCACCGAAGTGCTTCCCTTGTCAGACCGCGCCTTGCGTCCGGAACACCAGCCAACAGCCTGCTTCAACTGCCGGTATACGGTTTGAGTCGACCACCCGAGGAACTGGGCGGTTTGAGCCACCAGTGCAGACTGTTCACCATGCCGGGCAGCATCCAGCCTTGACGCCAGCTCGCGCAGCGTGTCACGAATTTCCGGGGTGATCGCCATGTCATCCACCTCACGCCCCTTCGGTCAGCACATGCTGCCGTGCGTCATCGATATCGGCACCAAAACGCATCCGCAACTCACGCTGCATCTCTGCCGCCAAGGTAGCCGTGCGGCTCACGGCATCATCCAGATGCAGCACTACAGCGCGGATGGCTGGCGGCAGGGAAACCGGTGCCTCAGGGTCATAATCCGGCGCATTGGTAATCTCGCCCGTCATCCAGGCATCCAGTGCCTTGATTGCCTCCAGATGCTTGGCAATAGCCGCATCGAGCACAGATTGCCGCTCAGTGATTTCCCGCTGAAAGGGGGCGACGCGGGTATCCCAGGGGGTAACGGTCAAGGGCTTGGAAAGACGCACCACCTCGCGCTGCAACCTGTTGATGGTCTCTTCCTTACTCTTTGTCACACGCTCGGTAGCCTCCTTGTCGGCGGCGATCTCCGCCATCTGATTGGACAGCGCCTCTTTTTCCTTGGCGTGCTTGGCGATCAGGTCTTCGGCCAGCTCCAGGAAGGAGTCTTTGTCGCCCGACTTGGCTACCTCGATCAGCGCGGTCTTCTGGTCTTCCGGCAGGCGGCGGAACTGGCGCAGCTCGCGGTAGCCGATACCCATGCGGGACATGCTTTCGAGGGCTTCTTCGCCAAAATTATGCAGGTTGGAAATGGCTTCGTTCGCATGTTCAGGCGTCCAACCAAGCAAGTTGCAGAATTCTGCCCAAGTACCGGAATACCCAAGACCGTCTTGGGTACGCTTCCCGCTAAGCTGCTGATAGAGCTTGTTTTCCTTCACAAAGGCCAGCTTAGAAACCAAGACGGTCTTGGAAAACTTGGAGAATGCCTCGGCCATCTGCGCCTGTCCCAGAAGCTGGTTCAGCAGATCGCGTTCCTCACTGTAGTCTGCCTGTACTGCGGCCAAGACATTCGCGGCCTCTGTCATTCCCGGGAGTGTTGGCGTGTCGGCATCCGTCACCACCTGCGCGGTGTTTGCAGTCGTTACGGTCTTGCGGCCCATGGGTTCTCCTTAAAGTTGAGTGGTCAGACGATTGGTGATCTCTTCGATCCGCTGCCGGGCAGCATCCAGCGAGCGCAAGATGCCAACAGCGTGCTGCGCCAGTCGGGTTGAGGGGCGGATGCGCCCGGTCTCTGGAATACGTTCGGCAAAGCCCTTGTCTTCCAGCGTGGCGACGTAGCGGGTGATGGCACTGGGCTCCAGCCCGGTCGCTTTGGCCAGCTCGGTGGGTGTCAGGCCATGGGCAAAGTGCCCCAGCAGCACATTCAGGACATCCAGCACCTTCCCGGCGGATTGCGATGTTTTGCTTGTGTCTCTCATGGTCATTCCTCCTGAAAACACAGCTCTGGTTGAGCATGCTTTTCAACGTTGCCCCGATGCCACGCCAGTCCCTCCATGGCGTTCCGGATAGCCGCCAGCGTGTCTGCGGCTTCAGCCTTGCCGCCGTAAAATTGCAGCAACTGGCCTACCGCTGTGTTGAGCACCTCCTGCAGCTTCTGCATGTCCTCAGCACTGGCATCACGGCCGGTAGGGATATCAATCAACAGCCGCCCAGCGCTAGCCGCCAGCCAGCGCGTGATGTAATCGATACCGCAGGCCGTTTCATAAGGGCGGATCATGTTTGCCGGGATACGTCCGGTCTGAATCCACTTGTAAACCGTCCAGTGATCCGTCAGCCCCATGCGCTCGGCAATGCGCTCAACCGACTGGTTGCGCCTTGCCTTGGCAAAGTCTTTGCACAGTTCCAGTGCATGACGTAAAGAGCTGGGCTGGATACGGCTCCAGTTCGGGCGGCTCATTGGAACGCCCTCTCAAGCATGTCTTCCAGACAAATCCCGCTTTTGCAGCTATCGAAAGTGGTTTGCAGCCGATAGCATGTTGGGCAGATAATTCGTGAAAGGAACCAGCCCATGTCAGATCTGGAAAACCGCTTGCAAGCCCAGCTCACTGCCCAGGCTTTGCTGATAGAGACCTTGCTGGATACCATGGTCAGTACCGGGCAACTGGACCCGCAGGCGCTGGTCTGGCGGCTGGAGCAATACCTTGCTGCACCGAAGGCCCGCTTTGCGGACCCCACAGCAGCCTTGGCCGTCAGTAGTGAAGTAGAGGCGTGGGCAGACATGGCTTATGATCGCTATTCGCTGGCTACGCCCGGCTGACCCTTGTGCGGCAGCGGGGCATCAATACGGCTAATGTGTGGAGTGCCCATGGTCAGCTTCAGGCAGCAGCACGGCGCTGAGTCAAGGCGTTGGCAGGATCAGCACAGATCTCGCCCGCCTTCAGCCCCAGCTTGATGGCGATTTCATGGGCTTGGCCACGAACGCACTTTTTGCGGCCCCCCAGTACCTCGAACACCAGGTTGGGAGAGAATTTGTTGGCGATGGCCCATTGGGTGATGGAGATGCCTTTGGCCTGAAGCGCGGCCCGCGCTTCGTCCGGGGTACGTAGTTTCATGTTGGCTCCTGTTTAAGGGGGCGGCGCTTTGCAGAGTGCCGCTTAAGTTGCCGTTTGTTGTTGGACGGTGTGAATCAATTATTGTGGATTATTTCCACAATGTCAAACGGAATTGTGGATTTGATACACGTTCGCTTGAAGGATGAACTAGACCGCCTTGGTCTAAAGCCCGCTGTAGCAGCGAAGGCCGCTGGCGAACCCGACTCTCAGGGCCTGAGGGATGTTCTTGGTGGGCGAAAACGGCTGTCGGCCGACCTGCTGGCGGCATTGGCAGCGGTTGGTGTTGACGTGCAGTTCATCCTCACCGGCCAGCGGCAAGGCCATGGCATTGGTGAGGCGGCAGTACATCAAGCGGTGCTGGACGCTGTGGATTTACTCTCACTGGAAAAGAAGGTGGACGCTCAGCAGTTGGCCAATGCGGTGGTCAAACTGGTGTCCAAAAGCAGCAGTTCTGCTTCACCAACCAGTACCAAAGTACAGGTGGGCGGTGATTTTCATGGACAGCTGGTCGAGGGAAACGTTAATAACACGGGCAAGATAAATATTGGCACCACCAAAAACATAGGGAAGAAGTAACACGCAGCATGGAAGAGGCCAAGCAAGACATCCGGGGTGACTTCAATGGCCAGCTGGCCAACGGCAACATCAACAACTACAACTACCAGGACCGAGAGAAGCTGAGCGAGGCTGATGCCTATCCTATCGGTAAAAAAGTACAAGAGCTGCTCAAATTAACCGGTAGGGAGCAACCCGCTGTATGGGGTGAACTGAAACGCATTTTTGGCGCAGGTTACAAAGATCTATACAAGGACCAGCTCCTTGCCGCCCATGCCATTCTGGACGGATGGATCATGCAGGCCAAGAATGAGGATGCTGTCAGAAACTGCCAGCTCAAACATGAGGTCGATGCCAGAAAAGCCCAGATAGACTTGCGCGAAGCCCAGCAGAGGCTGGCAACAGTGCAGCAACGACTGGACGCCGCGCATACATTGGCCAGCGACACCCGCATCCGCCACCAGCAAGAGAAAGCAGAGTGCGACACACGCGTCAAGGTAGCCAGGAATGCATTACTGCGCTGGAAAAGTGGCATGTCAGCGCTACTGCTGCTGGCTCTGCTTGCTTCTGCTGCTGTCGCAGTCATGTACGGGCTGTATTCGCACAAGTCGGCACAAGCGGAGAGCTTGGCCCTGCAACTGGCAGCCAAACCGGTACCGTCGCCACAGTGCATGCACGAGAGCCTGACCTACGGCTTGGGCAGTGTACTGGATCGCAAGGGAACGCCAGATTGGCGCTGTGTCGTGAAAGATGGTCAAGCCAGCTGGGAAGAGGTCAAGCTCAAGACCAAGCGTAAGTAGTACCTCGTTATTACAGGCTATGGAGAACTGCTCGTGCGTCGTAAGCTGCTGTTCATGTCAATCCTGATTGTCGGATGTGCCTATGCATCCAGCCCTGCTGAGGTCGAACACTATGTGAAAGATCTGGACACCGCGATCAAGGCCTCGACAGCGGTACTGAAGAAAAGTGACCTCGCAAGCCTGCGCCAGCACAGCACCAAAATGAATGAGCTGAAAAAGGCAGGCGAGAAGTATGGCACCACTGCATTTGACCTCCCCTATGGCCGCTGCTTTAGCTCGGGGGTCATGGCCCAGGAATGGTGGTCTGCACAATTGACTGCCGCCCAGAATGGTGGCGTCGAACGAACCCCCGGCAGGATTGACAGTGCGTGGAAGCAGTACCAATCAAACCGGGCTGAATGCCTTAAAGCAGCTCACTCTGGTGGTAAGGCCCCTGGCACCGTGGTGATCGCCTCCGCAAGTGAAACGCCGCCACGTAAGGGATGCCTGAAGGTCTTGGGTGTTCGACCGGATGGCACTGTAGGTACTACTGCCTATACCTGCCCGAAGCAATGATCCCCATCAGGGAAAGCATGCAAATCCAAGAGACAACCCTGCGATCAACATCGCTTTTAGACTTTGAACAACTGACGAACAGCATCTGAAGCTTGCCAAGCAGATGTGATTAAGACTGATAAGTTACCAAAACGACGAACAGAAGGGTTTGCAAATGGCTCGGGATCGTACCGTAGAGATTGGGGGAATCAACATTGTCACGCACCCGCACGCGCCTGCTGGTTATGTACGGCTACTGTATGCCGCTTTTGAATTAAGGCAAAGCATACGTATCCGCAAAGATCAGCACCTCATGCTGGGGGAGATACGAGCTATAGATGGTGAGAAACCTGAAAATGGTCTTATCGGGAAGTTATATCGCTTTGTGAATATAGACAAAGATGCTCCATGGCTAAACATAAAAAGTCAGGTCGTGGCAACAGAGGAGGAGCGGGCTCGTATTCACATCCCAGAGAACCTGCGCCCTAACCTAGAACAGTTTGGTTTCGTATTTTACCCTCATGGGCATACGTTTTATTTTGAAAGCAATTCTTTCAAAAAGTCGCTGAGCCCTAGGCAAGTTTTCAAGTTACTAGACATACTATTTTCGCATCCAGATATAGTGGCGGAGTTTGGTCCAGTTGATGTGACCATCCTTCCAGACCGTGATCAGCTTGAAAATATCCTCAAGATGCCAACCCTGCGCAAACTCACAATCGTGGTTCAGAAACCTAATGCGGATGAACTAGGAGATGCAGAGAAACGTGTTTTTGACCGAATGAGGAGTCAAAATGCACGTAGGACCACCCTGGAAATCACGGCTGAACTTAGGCAGTCTCTAGAGCTGGATGAAGACATACGTGAACTGGCACGTGTTGCAGCAAGCAACGGGAAAGTTCATGGCTCGGGCTTCGGCATTGGGGGCGAACGGTTAGAGGAGTCTACCGTTGCCAAGCCTTGGCTGGAAAAAATATCGTACAATCCAGACCTACAGCTTCCTGATGAAGCACTGATAGCAGCAACGGAGAGACGACCTGGACATGGCGACTAATCAAAAAGAGAAGGGCGATGGTCATGGGCTGCTCGAAATCTTAAAGCTGTACTGGGCAGCTTACGGAGGCTGGAGAGCGCTCTGGCGGTCACCATACCTGTGGCTTTCTTTTTGCTTGCTGCTGCTCACAACGCATTACTGGCTTACCGAAGCTTGGTGGGAGCAGGTCTTTTCAGTTATGCCTAGCATGCTTGGATTCACACTTGGTGGTTTTGCTGTGTTTCTTGGCTTTGGGGATGAAAAGTTCAAATCTATCATTAGTGGACAAATGCCTGAAGATGGGGGGCGCCCGTCTCCATACCTAGAAGTTAGCGCAACCTTTTTGCACTTTGTCTTGGTTCAAATGATCGCTCTAATTTCTGCTGTTATTGCTCGAGCAACAAATTTTGCGTTGCCAGTAGAATTCTCTTGTCTTACAAAAATGCTTGGGATAATTCGTGTTTTAGGTGACATGGTTGGTTATTGGCTCTACCTCTATGGCTTATGTATTACTGCAGCAGCAGCATTAGCAATTTTTCGTACTGCACATTGGTATGACACACACCAAACTAATAATCGAGAAAATCAATAGGTAGCATTAAACCAGATTAAAAGCCCGCTCCAGACATGACGCCCACAATGGCGTCATGTTCACTTCTGGAGTAGGTCATGTCCAGCCGTAGCCTGCAGCACCTCCACCCCGTCCTACAACCCATCTGTCAGGAGTTCCTGCGCCAAACGGCAGCTGCCGGGCTGGACATCCTCATCGTCTGCACCTGGCGCTCAAATGCCGAGCAAGACGAACTCTATGCCAAGGGTCGCAGTGAACCCGGCCCTCGCGTCACCAATGCACGCGCCGGGCAATCTGCCCACAACCACACCATCCAGGGCCAGCCCGCTTCGTGTGCATTCGATATTGTCCCGATGCAGGCAGGCAAGCCCGTGTGGGATGCCAAGCATCCACACTGGCAGAAGGCAGGCCAGATCGGCATGGCATTGGGGCTCAACTGGTATGGCAAGCCGGGGGCACCATTCCGGGAGTTTCCGCACTTTGAACTGCCACGGGATCGTTGGTAATGAGGCCGAAGCGCTGGTTCACCAGTAAAACCATCTGGTTGAACGTCATTGCAGCAGGCCTGGTTGCGCTGGAAGCAGGCTGGGGTGTGCTTCAACCTGTACTGCCGGTCAATTTCTACGCCTTGATGGCAACGCTGTTGCCAGTCGCCAATGCGGTTTTGCGAGTGCTCACGCAACAAGGCATTTCACGATGAATACACCCTCCAATCTTAGCAAGAGGCCGCCATGCTGGACCTGCCACTGATCACGACACGTATGAAAGCCCTGCTGGCATCACTGGGCATGGTTGCTCTGACCGCCCTGATCGCGGGTGCTGGAGGCTATGCCATGGGGCACCGCACAGCCAAGGCAGATGGCACGGCTGCACTTGCCATGCTCAAGGCGCAATACGCTAATGCACTGGCCATGGCATCTGAGCAGGCGCGCCACCAGGAGCAGGTATTGACCATTCGAGCCAATCAACTGGCAAAGCAGGTACAGCAGGAGCGCACCCGCCATGCCGAGGAAGCCAACCAACTCAAACGGAGGATCAACCGTGTTACCAGCATGTATCGCCCCTCTCTGGACAGCCCGCTGCAGCCTGTACCTCGCTGTGTGTTTACCCATGGTTTTGTCGGCGTGTGGAACGGTGCCATCGGTGCCAGTTCAGTGTCCTCAGCCGATCGTGCCACCGGAGCTGCTGATGCGGCCGACACCGCCGAAGCCCTTGATTCCGGGGTACAGCCAGCCGACCTCCTCACCCACATCACCGAGTACGGCGCCCGCTGCCGTGACATCGAATCCCAGCTGAACCGCGTAATTGACTGGGTACAGGAGACCCAGCCATGACTGTGCAAGTGGAGTTCTGGCAGCTGGTTTCTTTGCTGGTGTCGTTCCTGGGCTTCCTGTTTGCGGCTGGCAAGCTGCTGCTGGCCCAGATCGAACGCCGCCTCAATGAGCGATTTGCGGCCATGGAGAGTGCTCGTGAAACTGCCGGGCGCCACTGGGACGAACGGTTTGGTGCCTTGCTCGAGCATATCAAACGAGAGGCCGAAGGCTGGCAATCACTGGAGCGGGAGTTCCTTCGCTTCCAGGCCGATCTGCCACTCAACTACGTGCGCCGCGAGGACTACGTCCGCAATCAGACCGTGATCGAGGCCAAGCTCGACGCTGTGGCGCTGAAGATCGAAAACATCCAACTGAAAGGTGCCCAACGATGATTGACCAGGCCAAAGTGCGCCGCGAATCGCTGCGCTGGTATCTGCTGCTGGCCCTGTACAACGCCCGCCCCGAGGAAGTGGTCGAGGACGTGATCCAGATGACCATGCGCTCCATCTACCCGGACGTGACCCCGATTGAGGTGCGCAAGGAGCTGGACTACCTGGCCGACCGCGCCCTGGTGAAGCTGCGCAAGGAACCGTCTGGCCGCTGGTGGGGCGACCTGACCCGCTACGGCGTGGACATCGCCGAATACACCATCGACTGCGAGCCGGGCATCGCCCGCCCCGCCAAATACTGGGGCCAGTGATATGGCTCGCCGCAACAGTGTCGAGCAGCTGCCTCAAGCTGTGCGCGAGTGGCTCGACCAGTCTCTGGTCGGTGGCAACTTCAGCGGCTATCAGTTGCTGGAGGAGGCGCTGCGCGAAAAGGGCTTCGCCATCAGCAAGTCGGCCATCCACCGCTATGGCCAGAAGATTGAGCGCCGTTTCGCTGCGATCAAGGCCAGCACTGAGGCCGCTCGCCTGCTGACCGAAGGCGCCGCCGACGACCAGGATGCCCGCTCCGAAGCGGTGATCGCCCTGGTGCAGACCGAGCTGTTCGAGAGCATCGTCAACCTGCAGGAAGCCGGTGACGAAGACATCGACCCGGCTGAGCGCATTGGCCTCTTGTCCAGCGCTGCCAAGAATATCGCCACCTTGGCCCGTGCCAGCGTCAACCAGAAGCGTTTCCGCCTGGACGAGCAAGCCCGCATCGAGCGTGAGGCTCGGGAGAAGCTCTTGGCCGAGCAGGAGGAGAAGCTGCAGGAGCTGCGTGGTGCGGATGGCATGAGCGAGCAAATGGAAAGCCGTATCCGCCGCATCTTGCTGGGTAAAGAATAATGGCCAAGGTACACACGCCTCTCCAGCCCATAGGCACGCCCCGAAAGATCAATCTGGCTGAAGAGATGGAACTGGCTGGCGTGGTTGTGCCGCAGGACGTGGCGGACGCTATCCCGGCCGAACAGCCGGTGTTGCTACCGTACCAGCAACGCTGGTTTGAGGACGAAGCCCAGATCATGTTCGCGGAGAAATCCCGCCGCACGGGGCTCACTTGGGCCGAGGCTGGCCGTAATGTCGTGAAAGCCGCAAGGCCACGCCGCCGCCAAGGTTGCAATACCTTCTACGTAGGCAGCAAGAAGGAGATGGCACTGGAGTATATCGCCGCCTGCGCACTGTTCGCCAAGGCGTTTAACGAACTGGCGCAGGCCGATGTCTATGAGCAGACTTTCTGGGATGAGGGCAAGCAGGAGGAAATCCTCACTTACATGATCCGCTTCCCGAAGTCCGGCTTCAAAATCCAGGCACTATCCAGCCGCCCATCCAACCTGCGCGGCTTGCAGGGCGACGTGGTGATTGATGAAGCCGCCTTCCACGACAGTCTGGAGGAACTGCTCAAGGCCGCGCTGGCGCTGACCATGTGGGGCAACAAAGTGCGGCTGATCAGCACCCACAACGGCGTGGATAACCTGTTCAACCAATACATCGAAGACGCCCGCGCCGGCCGCAAGGATTACAGCATCCACCGCATCACCCTGAATGATGCCATTGCGGATGGCCTGTACCAACGCATCTGCTACGTCACCGGCCAGACCTGGTCACTGGTCGCCGAGAAGAAATGGCGCGACGACCTCTACAAGAACGCGCCCAACACCGAATCCGCCGAAGAAGAATACGGCTGCATCCCCAAGCACAGCGGCGGAGCCTGGCTGTCGCGGGCCCTGATCGAATCGCGTATGTCGGTTGATACGCCAGTGCTGCACTGGGCGTGCCCGCAGGGCTTTGAACTACTGCCTGACCACATCCGCACCGCCGATTGCCGCGACTGGCTGGAAGAACACCTGGCGCCACTGCTGGCCGCACTGCCACAGGATGCCATTAGCTTCGATGGTGAAGACTTTGGCCGCACTGGTGACCTGACCGTCCACGTGCCCCTGATCCAGACGCAGAACCTGGTGCGCCGTGTGCCCTTCATCCTGGAGCTGCGCAATGTGCCGTTCCGTCAGCAAGAGCAAGTTGCCTTTTACCTGCTGGATCGGTTGCCACGCTTTACTGGCGCTGCCTTTGATGCCCGTGGCAACGGGCAGGCACTGGCCGAGTACGCCATGCAGCGCTACGGCGCCAGCCGCATCCAGCAAGTGATGCTTTCCGAAGGCTGGTACCGCGAGCACATGCCGCCGGTGAAGGCCGCGCTCGAGGACGGAGAGTTGGTTGACCTGCCCAAGGACGCCGACATTCTGGCCGACCTGCGTGCCGTGCAGGTGGTCAAGGGTGTACCACGCATCCCCGACAGTCGCAGCACCGGTGAGGACAAGGGCAAGCGCCATGGCGATGCAGCCGTCGCCGTGGCACTGGCGTACTTCGCCAGTCGCGAGATCAACAAAGGCCCGGTGACGGTGAAATCCCGCCGCCGCCGCACCGGTGCCAAAATCACCCAGGGGTATCAATGAGGACCAAAGGCTTATGGGTCAGCGCCACTGAGTTCGTCCAGTTCGGAGAGCCGAGCCAATCGCTCTCCAACCAGATCGCCACGCGCGGCCGCAGCATCGATTTTCACGCGCTGGGCATGTACCTGCCCAACCCGGATCCAGTGCTGAAAGCACTGGGCAAGGACATCAAAGTCTACCGCGAGCTGCGTGCTGACGCGCATATTGGCGGCAGCATCCGACGCCGCAAGGCGGCAGTGAAAGCACTTGAATGGGGACTGGATCGTGACAAGGCCAAGAGCCGCGTAACCAGGTCGATCGAGCGTATCTTTGCAGACCTTGACCTGTCCAGAATCATGACTGAAATGCTGGATGCCATGCTCTACGGCTATCAGCCTATGGAAGTGATATGGGGTAAGGTCGGCAGCTACGTGGTGCCGGTCGACATTGTTGGCAAGCCTGCGGACTGGTTCGTGTATGACGAGGACAACCAGCTGCGCATGCGCACCAGGCAAAGCCCGCTCAAGGGCGAAGAACTGCCGCCACGTAAATTTCTGGTGCCGCGCCAGGATGCCAGCTACGATAACCCCTACGGCTTCGCCGATCTCTCCATGTGCTTCTGGCCGACCACCTTCAAGAAAGGTGGCCTCAAGTTCTGGGTGCAGTTCACCGAGAAGTACGGCGCCCCCTGGGTGATCGGCAAGCACCCGCGCAGCTCGTCAGACGCCGAGACCAACCTGCTGCTCGACCGACTGGAAGACATGGTGCAGGACGCCGTAGCGGTGATCCCGGACGACTCCAGCATCGAGATCAAGGAGGCGGCGAGCAAGACCGGCAGTACCGAGGTCTATGAACGGTTGCTGCACTTCTGCCGCTCCGAGGTATCCATTGCGCTGCTCGGGCAGAATCAGACCACTGAGGCCAACAGCAACCGCGCCTCCGCCCAGGCCGGGCTGGAGGTCACCCGTGACATCCGCGATGGTGATGCAGCTGTGGTGGCTGAAGCCTTCAACACCCTGATCCGCTGGGTGTGTGAGCTGAACTTCAACGACGGTGCCCGCCCGGTATTCTCATTGTGGGAGCAAGAAGATGTCGACAAGGTGCTGGCTGAGCGAGATGAAAAGCTGACCCGAGCGGGTGCCAGGCTGACTTCGGCCTACTTCAAACGCGCCTATCAGCTGCAGGATGGTGATCTGGCAGAGGAGGAGCCCTCCGCACCCTCCGCCGAATTTGCTGAGTCTGCTGATGCACCTGATCAACTGACGCTGGATGTAGCGCTGGATACACTGACGGTCGACAGTCTCAATGCGGAAGCCCAAGCCCTTTTGGCCCCACTCCTGCAGCGCGTCACCCAGGGCGTCCAGCCAGACGAGCTCCTCGGCATGCTGGCTGAGCTGTATCCGAAGATGGACGCCAGCGGCCTGCAAGAGCGCCTGGCGCGCATGATCTTTGTGGCCAAGCTGTGGGGTCGCCTTCATGGCTGACGTAGATCTCGCCTACTGTATGTCCCTGCCGCCCAGGAAGGCGATCGAGTATCTGAAAAACAAAGGCTACGCCATTACCTGGGATTGGGAGGAACTTTGGCAGGATGCCCAGACCCAGGCGTTTACCGTAGCCAAGGCGACACGACTGGACATTCTGCAAGACATCCGCGAAGCCGTTGAGGCCGCGCTGCAGGAGGGCAAAACGCAGGCCTGGTTCACCCGGACCTTGACCCCGCTGCTGCAGGCCAAAGGCTGGTGGGGCAAGCAGGAGCATATCGACCCGGATACAGGCGAAGTCAGCCAGGTGCAACTGGGCAGCCCCTGGCGCCTGCAGACCATCTACCGCACCAATCTGCAGACCGCATATATGGCTGGCCGCTGGCAGGCGCAGATGGAAAACGTGGACGACCGCCCGTATTGGCAATACATCGCCATCCTGGACGGTAAGACCCGGCCCAGCCATCGCGCCATGAATGGTAAGGTGTTCCGCTACGATGATCCGTTCTGGCAATCCTTCTATCCGCCTAACGGTTGGGGATGCCGCTGCCGTGTAGTGGCGCTGGCAGAGGATGATCTGACCCGAAGTGGTCTTAGGGTAGCGCAGTCGACAGGCAAATTGGGCCGTACCCAAAAGCTGGTATCCCGCAAGACGGGAGAAATGCGCGAGGTGGCGACCTATCGGGCGACAGATCCCATCACACGCCGCGACATCATCATCTCCCCGGATGCAGGCTGGAGCTATAACCCCGGTGCAGCGGCATGGCAGCCCGAGCGCCAGCGCTACAGTGGTAATCTGGTGGCCTTGGCCAACAAGGAGCTGCCATGAGCATGCTGAGTCTCACCATCGATGATGCTCAACTGCAAGCAGCCCTGCTACGGCTGGAGCAGGCCGCCATTGATCTACGGCCTGCCATGAGACAGATCGCGCAGGCATTGCTGCTGGAGACCGAACGAAATTTTGAGGAAGAGGGTCGCCCGCGCTGGGCCCCGCTGGCCGATGCCACCGTGCGCGCACGTCTTGGTGGCAAGAAGGCGTACAAGAAGAGCGGTGCGCTGAGGGCTTCGGCCCAGCGCCAGTTGGCTGGCATGCGAATCCTGCAGCATACCGGCCAGCTGGCAAGCTCGATCACCACCAACTATGACAGTACCCAAGCGGTAATCGGCAGCAACAAAGTCTATGCGGCCATCCACCAGTTCGGCGGCAAAGCCGGTCGGGGCCGTAGCGTGGATATCCCGGCCCGCCCGTTTCTGCCGGTAACTGCAAACGGAGAACTGCAACCCGAAGCCCGAGAAGCGGTGCTGGACTGTGTATTGCGCCACCTGAGAACGGCTGCTGGCGTTTAGCCTTCAGAGGGCTCCTCAACCCACGGGACAAGCTTGGGTAGCAAACCACCCTAAAGGACAGGCCAGTAAAGCTTATAAAGGCTTTACAGGTCCGGTATATTGCTTTTCCCATTCTATGGAAAGGAAGCTTGTCATGGCAGAACTCAAAGTCGGTGATGTGGTTCAGTTGAAAGGTGGTGGCCCGGTCATGACCATCGAAACGATCGGCATCAACGATTCATATGGGAACTATCAAGGAACATGCGAGTGTAGCTGGTTCCATAATGGGGAGAGGAAAAAGGAGCGCTTTGTGATGGCAGCGCTACAGCACTATGAGCACCCCAATGTGATGGGTATGGGCTAAGCATTCGATATCGAAAGCATCCTATAGTGGCTTATTAACTTTTAACCCGATTTAAAAGCCCCCATCCCTCATGCCGCCGATCATGGCGGCATGAACACGACCCCACCCCTGCACATCTTCAAGCCCGGCCGCCAGACCGCGATGTCTGGTGCGGTGATGGATTTTTCCGAGTCCGATCTTGCGGCCAGCGCCCGCGCCTACGATCCGGCCCTGCATGAAGCGCCCATTGTTATCGGCCACCCCAGACATGACGCTCCGGCCTATGGCTGGGTGAAGTCGCTGGCCGCAGACCGCGATGGCCTCAATGCCGAGCCACACCAGATTGATGCCGCATTCGCCGAGCTGGTGGCAACCGGGCGCTTCAAAAAGATCAGCGCCAGTTTCTACCTGCCGGACGCGCCCAATAATCCGGTGCCCGGCGTGTACTACCTGCGCCACGTTGGCTTCCTCGGTGCCCAGCCGCCTGCCGTGAAAGGCCTCAAGCAGGCCGAATTCGCCGACGCCGAGGATGGCGTAGTCGAGTTTGGTGACTGGGGCATGGAGACCAACGCCTCCCTCTGGCGTCGGGTACGCGAGTGGCTGCTGGCCAAGTTCGGGCAGGAGACTGCCGACCAGGTTGTGCCGGACTGGCAGATCGAATCCATCCGCGAGGCAGCTCGTCAGGATGACGACACCCCGCGCGCAGCCTTCGCCGACCCAACCGATGCCCCCCCTGACCCGACCCCACCTATTCCTGAGGAGAAACTTGCAGTGACCCCTGAGCAAAAGGCTGCGCTGGAGGCCGAAAACGCCCAGCTGAAGCAAAAACTGGCGGAAGCCACCGAACGTGAAAAAGCCAGTGCAACGGCCAAGCGCCACAGCGAACACCTGGCCTATGCCGAGCAGCTCGTCAACGAAGGCAGGCTGGCACCGAAGCATCGGCCTGCCGTGGTCGCATTTCTGGACTTTGCAGACGGTGAGACGGCCGTCGAGTTCGGCGAAGGTGACGACAAGCAGCCGCTGGCTACTGCGTTCATGTCCTTCCTGGGCGATATGCCGAAGGTGATCGACTTTGGCGAGGCCGCCACCAAGGGCAAGGCCAATACCAGTAGTAGTGCCGATGTCGCTGACTTCGCAGAGAAGCAGACCGACCCCGACCGCCTCAACCTGCATATGCGTGCCGTTGCGCTGGCCACCGAAAAGAACATTCCCTACGAGCAGGCCGTACGTCAGCTGCTGTAACCACCACGGGGCAGCAGATCGCGTAGTCCGCGAAAGCCACCCCACGATAGGAGAGCAACATGGTTGATCGTCTCAGACAGCTCCGGGTCGTTGATCCGGTATTGACCAACATCGCGCGCGGCTACCGCAACGCGCAATACATCGGCGAGGCGCTGTTTCCGGTCGCGCATGTGGAAAAAGAAGGGGCCGTTGTGCCGCTGTTCGGCAAGGAGGCCTTTCGCTTGTGGGAAACCGAGCGCGCCATCCGTGCCAAGTCCAACGTGATGACACCGGACGACATCGACACCCTCGATGTAGTGCTACGCGAACATGATTTGGCCTACCCGGTGGATTACCGTGAGCAGCAGGAGTCGATGTTCGACGCCGAGGCCCGTGCGGCCAAGCGCGTCAAGGACGCAATTGATTTGCGGTGCGAGTGGGCGTGTGCTGCCCTGGCGCAGAATCCGAGCACCTACCTGCCCGGTGGCAAGGTGGCGCTGGCGGGGGCCAGTCAGTGGAGCAATAACGGCGGCGATCCGATCCAGGTGATTGAGAGCGGTAAAGAAGTCGTACGCAGCCGCATCGGTATCCGTCCAAACACGATTGTGATGGGCGCCTCGGTGTATCAATCACTGAAGTTCCATACCAAGCTGCAGAACGCTCTCAGTGCCGGAGACAAGAAGCTCCTCACCATTGAGCACCTGCGCGTGTTGTTCGGTATCAACGACATCTACATCGGTGAGGCCTTGGCCGGTGACAGCGCTACCGGCGATGTGTGGGGTGACAACCTGATGCTCGCCTACGTGGCCAAGCCGAGCGGAGGCAGCGCGGCGGATTACGAGGAGCCGTCCTTCGGCTACACCCTGCGCAAGAAGGGCATGCCGGAAACCGACAAGTACGACGCTGAAGGCGGCAAAGTACGTTTCGTCCGCCATACCGATGTCTACAAACCGGTAGTGGTGGGTGCCGACGCCGGATACCTGATCTCCGATACCAACGCATGAGGTGAACCATGAGCACCAAGAGTTACCGAGTGCGCGGCATTGATCTGGACGTCGACGAGAAACGCATTCCCGAGGGCAGCGAGATCGAGCTGGGCGACGAAAGCGCCAGTAAGCTCGCCCGCTGGCTGGAGCCAGTGGTGAAGCCCGAACCGGCCAAAAGCGGCAAGTACGCCAAATCCAACGCCAACAAGCAAGCCGACAGCGATACCAGCAAAGGTGCCGAGGATAGCGGCCAAGCAGAGGGGAACAAGCAATGAAGACGCAACAATCCATACTGACCACTTCTGTGATCACCTCCGCTGGCCTGACTCGCCGCCGTTTTGTCGGCTTTGATGGCAATGCCTGTGGGACCGGAGTTAAGGCCTTGGGTGTCGTAGATGCAGATACCGAGGCAGGAGGTGTCGCACCGGCGAACGTGTTGGGTTTGATCCTGGTGGAGGCAGGTGCAGCAATTGCAGTGGGGGCTGAAGTTCAGTCTGACGCCAACGGCAAGGCTATCCCCAAGGCTGCTGGAGTGGGTAATGGCATTGCGCTGGATGCGGCAGCGGCTGCGGGTGATGTGATCCGCATCGTGCGGGGCATCTGAGGTCGCCATGCGCTACTGCGTCCTGGCCGATTTGCAGCTGGCCATACCGCCGCAAACCCTGATCTGGCTCTCCAATGACGACGAGTCGGCTACCGTCATCCACACAGCGGTGGTCGAGGAAGCCGTCCGCCAGGCGGAAGAGCTGGTCGATGCCTACTTGCGGGGGCGTTACAACCTGCCGCTGGTTCCGGTGCCCTCTGTCATCAAGGACATCACTGTCCATCTGGCCCGACATTGGTTGTATGCCCGGCGACCGGAAGGCAACGAGCTGCCTGATGCTGTCATTCGCACCTGGAAGTCCGGCATGCAGATGCTGGAGGCCATGCGAGACGGCAAGCTGACCATCGGCGTGCCAAGCGGGGAAGCTGCCCCGGAGTCGGGTGAAATGAAGGTGCGGTCGCGGCCTCGCCGCTTCGACATCAACCTGCTGGATCGGTACCGCTGATGGCTACCACCCTGCAGATTATCGACGCCGTGGTGGCTCGTCTTAAGGTGAAGTTGCCGCAGCTGGCGGTTGAGTATTTCCCAGATCAACCCGGAGAGTACCGGCTCAATCATTCCAAAGGGGCGCTGTTGGTCAGTTACCCCGGCAGCCAGTTTACTGACCCCGTTGATCTCACCTGCATCGTCCAGCCGCGTGTGGTGAAGCTGTCCATCACCGTGCTGTTGCGCCAGTTGAATGGCCGGGGTGGGGCCATTGAAAAGGTCGACGAAGTGCGCCGCGCGCTGGTGGGCTGGCGCCCGATGGATTGCCGCAAGACCTGGGCAGTCTCCGAGAAGTTTCTGGGTGAATCGGCGGGCATCTGGCAGTACGCCGTGGACCTGGCCACTCAAACCATGCTGGTGGAAGACAGCAACATGCCGTCCGGCCCCATTCTGAACCAAGTTACGCATGAGGAAACCCCATGAAAACGAGCAAATACCGTTACAGCGGGCCCAGCAGTGGCGTCACGCTGCAAGATGGCGAAACCGGGTACGAAGTGATGCTGCACCCCGGTACCGAGGTGGAGCTGCCGGAAGCACATGAATATACCCGCACGCTGCTGGCTCTGAATTACCTGACCCCCGTGCCCGAAGCCGTGCGTCCGGGCAAAAGTGCTGCTCGGGGTACGGCTGCGGATGAATCCACCGAGAAAGGAGCCTGAACATGGCTGCAAACTACCTGCATGGTGTCGAAACCATCGAGATCGAACGCGGCCCACGCCCGGTTCGTACCGTAAAGTCAGCGGTGATCGGCCTGATCGGTACCGCGCCCGTCGGAGCGGTCAATGTCGCCACCCTGAGCCTGTCCGAGAAAGATGCGGCCGCCTTCGGCCCGCAGTTGCCGGGCTTCAGTATCCCGCAAGCCCTGGATGCTATTTATGATCACGGCGCCGGAACGGTGATCGTGATCAACGTGCTCGATCCAGCCATTCACAAGTCAGCGGTGACCAATGAAGCCATCACCTTTGATGCTGTGACGGACCGGGTGAACCTGGCACGAGGCGCGGCGGCCAATCTGGTGGTCAAAAGCAATGATGGCATCACCACCTATGTGAAGGGCACAGACTACTCGGTGGATCTGATGACCGGGCAGTTGACCCGACTCAAGGGGGGCACCCTGCTGGCCGGGGCCAGCGTCAAGGCGAGCTATGACTATGCGGACCCAACCAAGGTCACAGCGGCCGACATCATTGGCACGGTCAACGCCGCAGGTGTACGCACCGGTCTCAAGGCATTGAAGGATACTTATAACCTCTTCGGCTTCTTTGCCAAGATTCTGATCGCCCCGGCGTTCTGCACGCAAAACTCGGTGGCAACCGAGCTGATCGCGATGGCCGACCAACTGGATGCGATTACCTATATTGATGCTCCAATCGGTACCACCTACGCCCAGGCGTTGGCCGGTCGCGGTCCGGCAGGCTCCATCAACTTCAACACCTCCAGCGATCGGGTGCGCCTGTGCTATCCGCATGTGAAGGTCTACGACCCGGTGCTGAACAACGAGCGCCTGGAGCCGCTGTCGGCCCGTGCTGCCGGTCTGCGTGCCAAGGTGGACCTGGACAAGGGTTTCTGGTGGTCCAGCTCCAACCAGGAACTGGCCGGTGTGATCGGCGTCGAGCGCCAGCTGTCGGCGATGATCGACGACCCGCAGTCCGAGGTGAACCTGCTGAACGAGCAGGGCATCACCACGGTGTTCTCCAGCTATGGCTCCGGCCTCCGCTTGTGGGGCAACCGCACCGCAGCCTGGCCAACGGTCAGCCACATGCGCAACTTCGAGAACGTGCGCCGTACCGGCGATGTGATCAACGAATCCATCCGCTACTTCAGCCAGCAGTTCATCGACATGCCGCTGAACCAGGCCACCATTGATGCCTTGCTGGAGTCCGTCAACAGCTATGGCCGCAAACTGATCGGCGACGGTGCCTTGCTCGGCTTCAAGTGCTGGTTTGACCCGGCACGCAACAGCGAAACCGAGCTGGCCAGCGGGCACTTGCTGCTCAACTACAAGTACACCCCGCCGCCGCCGATGGAGCGGCTCACTTATGAAACCGAGATTACCTCGGAATACCTGCTGACCTTGAAGGGAGGGAAGTAATCATGGCAGGCAAGATTGAAATCAACCGCATCACCAATGCGAACATCTATATTGATGGCAACTCCCTGCTGGGCCGTGCTGAGGAAATCAAGCTGCCGGATGTCACCGCCATCATGCAGGAGCACAAAGCACTGGGCATGATGGGCAAGATCGAATTGCCCTCGGGCTTTGACAAGCTGGAAGGCGAGATCAAGTGGAACTCCCTGTACAACGAGGTTGCCAGGACCATGGCCAACCCGTTCAAGGCCGTACAGCTGCAATGCCGTTCCAGCATTGAAACCTATGGGGCCCAGGGGCGAATCCAGGAGCTGAGCCTGGTCACCTTCCTGACCGTCATGTTCAAGAAGAACCCGATGGGCACATTCAAGCAACATGACAACGCCGAATTTTCCAGCAGCTTCTCGGCAACCTACCTCAAACAGCTGATTGACGGCGAAGAGATGATCGAGCTGGATTACCTGGCCAACATCTACCGTGTTGGCGGTGAGGACATGCTGGCGACCTACCGCAACAATATTGGTGGTTAAGGTGTCATGCTGGCCGTGGCCCACTTCGGTGGGCCCTCTTCTTATGTATACTGCCATAGGAGACGAGTAGCTGGAGGATAGATGTCTACTAACGATACGTGGTCGACGTTCGCAGCAGTGTATGCAGCAGTAATCTCAACCTTCGTTCTCGGCTGGGATGCATATAAGTGGCTGCACTCAGGGCCAAATGTGCGTATTGATACATCTACGGGCATGAAAATCGCCGGGGGGGGCATTCCCGACCCAAAGAGCTATATCAGCATCATTGCGGTAAACAATGGTGACCGGGCAACGACAATCACAAACCTCGGATTCATGTACTACAAAAGCTGGTGGAAAGCATGCTTGTGTCGTAAGCGATGCGACTACAGCGCGATCATCACAACCCCATCGCAGGCACAGCCGCTACCGTACAGGTTTGAGGCAGGTGACCAATGGATCGGATTATGCGAGCAGGACGATGATGTCGACAGGATGGTTCAGGAGGGGTACTTGTTCGTCGTGCTGTACTGCTCGACCTCAGGCAAGGGCATTCGATGCCTCCTGAAGCGGAAAGAGCACATAACAGTGCAGAAAGCCAACCGGGATGCTTGACCAAGCCCCGAACCAGGCTTTCCACTCCAAGGATGCACCGCAGCGTGAGAAACATCCGTTTCACATATCTTAGTGACAGCTTGGCCTACCAGTTCTCTCAAGTAGGCCTTCTCATTTCTAAAGCCGTTTAACCGACGCCCAACACCGGCTGACGCAAAATCCTTCGTGCACCACTCTTTTTCTCGGGCCACCCACACGAAGGAATTGCCATGAATATCACCTTGCAGCACCCGTTCACCAATGCCGCAGGCCAGCGGATTGAAACCCTCACCATCAAACGACTCAAACGCGGCGACCTGAAAGCCGCACATCGCCACAGCAAGGAAGACGCTGAACAGGAAGACTTCCTGTTTGCCCGCATGACGGGCCTGCTGCTGGAAGACCTGGATTTGCTGGACATTGCCGACAGCAAGGCATTGACCGATGCCTTTCGCGACATGGTTGTCGGCGGAGAGTCATCTGCGTCAACTGGATCAGGTTCTGCTGACAGTGCTACGGATACAGCCCTCTGAAATTGACGGACTGGATCTGGAGGATTACTGGGGCTGGGTCGATGAGGCTGAGCGCGAAGTCAAGCGCCGGAACGGGGTGATGCAGTCCATCGCCGAACCATGAGCATCAACAGTGCGCCCATCGTCCCTGCCAACAGAGACGCAGCAGCAAGCAGCGGCGCCCCCACCATCGCGGCCAGCATGCAAAGCACGGGGAGCAGGAACAGCGCACCCCAAAGCGGCAGATGGGCAAAACAAAGCCATGCCAGCCATACCGCACAGCTGGTAATCGTTAGCCCATAGAGCCATCTGCTGATTGTCAGGGTGGTCTGTTCAAACATATGCCCAGCATAGCAAAAGGAATCCATCATGGCCAATGAGCTGCTCGTTGGTGTCAAGATCGGTGCTGCCTTGGGTGGCAGTTTCCAGACTGCGTTCTCGTCTGCGCGTGGCACCCTGGTCAAACTGGGGCAAGTCACGGATGAGTTGCGGCACAAGCATGATCGCCTGCGCGATGCCATGACCCGTGCCATGTCTCACCCGGCACGCAATGTCACAGAGCTGCGCCGCCAGTACGACCGGCTGGGGCATACCCTGGACCAGTTGCGCACCAAGCAGCAACGGCTGGCCAACAGCCTGGCGCGGGGGGATGCCCTGAAAGCCAGTCGAGCCGACCTGCGCGGCCAAGCCATGGAGACAGCGGGTGTGGCGGTGGCGGTGGGAGCGCCAGTACTCAAGTCTGTCCGCATGGCGGGTGACTTTCAGGATCAGATGCGGGATGTCGCCATCACGGGCGGATTCAGCCGAGCAGAAGAAGCACGGGTCGGCCAGGTGGTCCGTGATGCAGCCCTGCAATGGAATCAGACTCAGTCCGAAATTGGTCGCGGCCTTGGCGTGCTGGTTGCCGGTGGCATTCAGGATGCCCGTGCGCTGGAGCGTTACGCCCCGATCATGGCCAAGGCATCCACGGCGACCCGAGCCAGCATGGATGACCTGGGCGCCCTGGCCATTGCCCTGAAAGACAATCTCAAGATCGGTGAGGCCGGTTTTGAGGGGGCGCTGAATATGTTGACCTGGGCAGGCAAGCAAGGGCAGTTTGAAATCCGCGACATGGCCAAATGGCTACCTTCCCTGACGCCAATGATGGCGGATCTCGGGGTTACCGGCAAAGAAGCCGTGGCCGAGCTGGCGGCATCCCTGCAGATCGCCCGTAAAGGAGCAGGCTCGAATGATGAAGCTGCGAACAACTTCAAAAACTTCCTGCAGAAGCTGACCTCACCCGACACCCTCAAGGATTTTGAGCGTGCCGGGATCGACCTCAAGCAAAGCATGCTGAACCTGCGGGCTCAAGGCATGACACCATTGCAGTCCATGCTGGCGATTATCACCCAGTACATGCAGAGCAAGGGGCCGGATGCTGCCCGCCAGTTCCAGCAGATCATGGCGATCAAGGATGATCAGGAACGGAAGGCAGCACTACAACGCTTGTCCGAAGCCTACAAACTGGGTGACCTGTTTCAGGACATGCAGGCCATGGGTTTCATTCGTCCGGCGCTGGCCAATCAAGGCGAGATGAAAGCCCTGAAGCAAGGGGCGATGAAGGCAGACAGTAGCGATGTGATGGGCAAAGACTGGCAAAACCGGATGGACACCTTCAATGAGCAATTCAAGGCGTTCAAGATTCAGCTCATGGATATTGGTCTGACCATCGGGCAAGCCTTGCTGCCACCTTTGGTCTCATTTCTGAAAGACCTGAAGCCTACGGTCAAAGCATTTGGGGAATGGGCCAAAACCCATCCAGGCGTCATCAAAGGTGTGATCGGTCTGGTTGCCGGGCTGCTGGCCAGCAAGGTGGCTTTCCTGACTCTGCGTTACGGCATCAACCTGGTGAAATCGCCGATTACCGACCTGATCACGACGTTCGAATCGCTGTCAGCCCGCTGGAGCATGCTGAAAGCCTTGTGGCAAAGCGGCAAATTTGCCCCCATCGTCAATACGCTACGTACCCTTGGCAGTGGCGTGATGACGTTCTTTCGCGTGGTGTGGGGCGTGGTTGGCACCGTCATGCGTTTTGTTCCTGTCGCCTTGCGTTTTGCCGGTACCGCCATTCTGTGGCTGGGTCGCCTCTTGCTGGCAAACCCCATTGGCCTGGTCATTACGGTTATCGCCGGCGCAGTCTACCTGATCTATCGCAACTGGGGGCCGATCAAAAGCTGGTTTCAGCGTTTGTGGGCGGGTACCAAACACGTATTCAGCCAGGCGTGGGCCGGTATCAAGCACCTACTGCTGAATTACACCCCGGCCGGACTGGTCATCAAGTATTGGGCGCCCATCACCGCCTGGTTCAAAGGACTGTGGAACGGGATCAAGTCTGCGTTTTCGGGTGGTATTGGTGGGGTATGCAAGCTGATCCTGGACTGGTCGCCACTGGGACTGTTTTACAAGGCGTTTGCCGGGGTGATGAAATGGTTTGGTGTTGACATGCCCAAGTCGTTCACCGAATTCGGCGCCAATGTGATCGATGGTCTGGTCAAGGGTATCAAGGCCAAATTCGGCGCTGCCAAGGATGCCATCATCAGCTTTGGCAAGGACATCAAGGGCTGGTTTACCAGCACCCTGGGCATCAAGTCACCCTCCCGCGTATTCATGGGGTTTGGGGACAATATTGCGGAAGGTACCGCTATTGGCATTGGCCGCTCGGCACCGCTGGCATCACGTGCAGCTACCAGCATGGCCACCAAAACGGCAGCAGCAGCCCGCCGCATCAAAGCGGCCCAGGGTGAGCCACTCGCCCCCGGAATGACTGGCGGGACGGCGGGCCTGACCATTCATTTCAACCCAACCATCCAGCTTCAGGCTGGAGCATCATCGTCCACCAAAACGCAAGTGACCGAGGCCTTACGGCTGAGCCTGCATGAACTGGAGCAGCTCATCAAGCGCGTACTGGAGCAGCAAGCTCGTCGCAACTACACAGGAGCCTGACATGTTTGCACTGTTGGGAGACGTGCAGTTTGACTTGATCACCTACTTTGACAGTTTCGAGTCCCAGTACAGCGTCGACTATGCCGAGCACGCCCTGATCGAAGGCAAGCCCCGCCTGCAACGAATCGCAGATCAGCTGGATGAGATCCGCATCCAGCTCTCGTTCCATATCCACTTCTGTGATCCGGAACAGGAGCTGACCAAGCTGCGGCGGGCACTCTCAGCGCACCAGGCCATGGCACTGGTGCTCGGGAATGGCGATTACAAGGGCTGGTTTGTACTGACCGAGCTCACTGCTACCAGCAAACAGACCGATCAAAGTGGTACCTTGCTCGCACTCGAAGCAAACCTGACCCTGCGGGAATATGTCGGTGACAAGAAGAACCCGCTACCGCCACCAGCGGTACAACCCAGGCAGCCGCCCACGGTGGCCACATCACGGCCAGTGAATCTGGCCGCCCCAGGTATCGCCATAGGGAATGCAGTTGGTCAGGTGCGTACTGTCGTGCGCCAGGTCGTATCGCTGGCCCGCCAGGCGCAGTCCACCATACGGGTGCTGAGCGATGCGGCAGATCTGGTCCGGCAGCTCAAGACCAATCCTGCCGCAGCCATCAAACGCTTGCCACGGCTGTTGGACCTGAGCAAGCAGGCTGTTGCCACACTGGAGAAGCTGGCCCCAGCCGTGACATCCCTCAGTCTGCACATGCCCGAAAGTACACCTGTCCTGCAGGCGATCCAAGGGGCGATTCATGCGCTGCGAAATACCCAGGCTGCATTAGCCAGCAGCAGTATCAGCAACCTGGCTGTGCAGATCGACTATATATCCGGCCAGGCGCGTGCAGCCGGTCGTGAACTGGCGGCGGCAGGTTCAACGATTGACCGGCTGGCAGGCAACATCATCACAAGAGGTCTCTGATGTACCTGACCCACATCACCAAGGATGGAGAGCGCTGGGACCAGCTGTCACAGCATTATTACGGCAACCCGTTTCAGTATGAGCGCATTATCAGCGCCAATCCCCACGTTCCGCTGGATGCCATATTGTCTGGAGGCATGACGCTATCGATCCCGGTGATGGATCAACCGGATGGCCTGGAGGAGCTGCCACCATGGCTGCGCTGACTGAAACCGGCCCGACCCTGCCGCCTGCCGGAGTCGCTGGCGTCCCGCACCCGGTCTTCCTGCTGGCCTATGGGCACACGGACATCACACACGACATCACGCCCTATGTCTGTTCAATTACCTACACCGATTACCTGACCGGGCAATCGGATGAGCTGGAGGTGGAGCTGGAAGATAGCGATGGCCGTTGGCTGAGCAGCTGGTATCCCGGCAAGGGGGATGCGCTGTCTCTTCGGCTGGGTTATGCGGGAGAGCCGCTGCTGCCTGTTGGCCCCTTCGAGATTGATGAAATCGAGTTCTCATCACCACCATCCACGGTCGCCATCCGTGGTCTGGCCACCGGCATCCGGAAGTCAGTCCGTACCCGAGGCAGCCGCGCCTTTGAGAACACCACGCTGGCGGCAATCGCCCAACGCCTGGCCAGGCGCAATCACCTCACGCTGGTCGGCAAAATCCGCGACATCCCCATCGACCGAGTGACCCAGTACCAGGAACGGGATGTCGAGTTTCTGACCCGGCTGGCCAGAGAATATGGCTATGCCTTCAAGATTGTCGGGCGCAAGCTGGTGTTTACCGAACTGCTGGACCTGCGTGAGACGGCCTCCACACTGACCCTGCAACGGACCGATCTGATCTCGATCCGCATGCGGGACAAGATCAAGGATGTCTACCAGCAGGCCACAGGCAAATACCATAACCCGAAGACCCGCAAACTGGTGGTCTACGGCGTCAAGGATGGCCAGGTGGCAGAGGTCGGCACCACCACCAGCGGGCGCAAGACTTCAGGCCATGCCAGCAGCAGCGATACCCTCAAGCTGTCATCACGGGGTACGGCCGCTGCAGTACAAGCCAAAACCCAGGCGGCACTCGACCACACCAACCTGCAGCAAACCGCAGGTACGTTGACGGTACCCGGAAACCCGCGCCTGGTGGCAGGCATCACCCTGCAGCTGGAGGCATGCGGCAAGCTGACCGGCAAGTACCTGGTCGAATCAGCACGCCACCAGCTGGAGCGTGACGGTGGCTATACCACCGAGCTGGAAGTGAAGCGTGTGGCCGTTGCAGGCAGCAAGACCACCCAAAGCAGACATACCGCCAGGCGCAAAGGTCTGAAGGTATATGGCATGACTGCCAGCGGCCAGGTCGGCGTGGTGGGCTTCAGCCAGAAAGGCAAAACCCCATGAGTGATACCCAGCAAGAATCCGGCACCAGTCTCAAGATCGGCACAGTCTCTGCCGTAGATGCCCGCAACTGCCGGGTACGCATCCGCTTGCCCGACTATGAAAACCTCCGCTCGGCCTGGCTGCCGGTACTGCAGGCCAAAACCCTGCGCGACAAGCATTACCACCTGCCGGATATCGGGGAGCATGTTGCCGTATTGCTGGACCCACGTGGTGAAGATGGCGTGGTACTGGGGGCCATCTATTCCAGCGCCGATATGCCGCCCGTCAGCAGTGGTGACAAGCATCACATCCAGTTCGATGATGGTGCAGAAGTGGAGTACGACCGTACCAGCCACCAGTTGACCGTCCGAGGCGGTGTCCAGAAGGTGGTGGTCGAGGCAGGCAGCGAGATCCTGCTCAAAGCGGGCAGCAAGGTCATCATCGACACACCGGATACTGAAGTCACCGGCACCCTGCTGGTGAAGGGCAGGCTGACCTGGCAGGGGGGCATGACCGGATCAGGCGGCAGCGGCAGCGGTACCACTGCCACCATTCACGGCAATATCCACGTCGACGGCAATATCGATGCCACCGGCAGCATCATGGATGCAGGGGGCAACTCGAATCACCACAGTCATGGCGGGGGCTAATTAGATTGGTCGCGCTTGGCAATCTGCTCCAGCTTGCTGGTCGGCAGGGACTGGTACAAATCGGCCATTTCTTTGGGTTCAGTGATCATCTTTTCGACGATCAGATTGATCAGGCGAAACAGGACGGTCACGATCTCCGGGTTATCCTCAAAGTTGATTTCCCCTGGATGTACCGCTGCATTCCCAATGACACGAACCGTATCAAGCGCTTCCTGCAAGATTTTGGGCAGTCCTTTTTCGACCAGACGACCAATATCCTTGTTGATATCCTTGCCGGGCTCCCCAAAGTGCTTGCACAGTTTCTGGATGATCAGCCGCAACAGGGCGGCGGCGGCACGGGGCGACTGTGCTGCGATGGCCCTTGCTTCTGCATAGTCCTGCTGACAATCCTCAGGCAGATCTGATGACGGCAAGGGGGCATTTGAGGCAAGCGGGTAGATCATCTTGCCCTTCGGAGCTCGCGGATCGCCTGACTTATCATCGCGCCAATAGGTCTCTTTTTGACATCGTGCGCACCGAGCTTGGAATAGATCAGTCGCTTCCATAGGGGCGGACGTAGTTACCAAGCTCACCCACCCCATATGAGCAAATGTCTTACAAATCGGGCAGTGGAATGCATTTTTTTTAAACGCTGGCGCAACATACTCCATGAACAGCTCCCTCAGCGATGGACCTGTTCATTTTAATCTCCTTGAATATCCTTTGGGCAAGCGGCGCGGCACGATAGCCGCATGACTCGCCTCTCTGATTCCCTGCACTGGCAACCTGCGCTTGGTCACTTCGATCTGGTCGAAGCCGAGGCGGACATTGCCCAAGCCATCCATATCATTCTGCGTACGCCGAAGGGCAGTGATCCGCATCGACCGGATTTTGGCTCCAACCTGCACCTGTATGTGGATTACCCGGTCAATCAGGTGCGGCCACATCTGGTGCGCGAGGCCGTTGAGGCCATCCGGCAGTGGGAGCCGCGTTGCGAGCTGGTCCGGGTACATCCTGAGACCGATGCGTCGCACATCACGATGCGGGTGCAGTGGCGCCTGGCGGGCGGCGTGTTGCGTGAAACCGGGGTGCGGCTATGAGCAACCTGCCTGAGCCAGACTTTATCTCCCGCGACCCGCAGGCCATCACCGCCGAGATGATCGCCCAGTATGAGCAGTTGACAGGCAGAACCCTCTATCCGGCGCAGGTGGAGCGGCTGCTGATCGATGTCATTGCCTACCGGGAGACCCTGGTTCGCATCGGCATTCAAGAAGCCGCCAAGCAAAACCTGGTCGCGTACGCCCAGCCGCCGATGATTGATTACCTGGGCGAGCTGGTCGGTGTGACGCGCCTGCCTGCCCAACCCGCCCGCACCACCTTGCGCTTCTCGGTTGAAACCGCACAGGCCAGTTCGCTGTTGATTCCGTCTGGCACGCGTGTGGAAGGTGGTGATGGTACGGTAGCGTTTGCCACGGATGAGGATGTCACGCTCCAGGCGGGGCAACTGTCAGTAGAGGTGGATGCAAGCTGTGAAACCGCAGGGACCATTGGCAATGGCTGGCTGGCAGGCCAAATCAACAGCCTGCTAGATGAGCTGAGCCATGTCGATCTGACTGCGCTCAACACCAGCGTCACGGCCAACGGCTTCGACGAGGAAGATACCGAGCGGCTGCGTGAGCGCATCCGCCTGGCACCGGAGTCCTTCTCCAATGCAGGCAGTCGCCTGGCTTATCGATTCCATGCCCTCAAGGCGCATCAAAGCATTGTCGATGTTGCGGTGCTGTCCCCAACACCTGGTGCAGTCAAACTCTACCCCTTGCTGGCCAGCGGCTTGCCGGATAGCAATATGCTGTCACTGGTGGAGGTCACCTGCTCGGCAGACCGGGTGCGCCCGTTGACTGATCAGGTACAGGCATTGTCTCCGGTGGCGGTGGACTATGCGATCACGGCACAGTTGCAGCTATACAGCAATGTCGATGCTGCCAGCGTAAAGGCACTGGCACAACAGCGGGCCGAAGCGTACCGGGCGGAGCGTGCCGCAGGTCTCGGTCGTGACATCGTGCCCAGCCAGGTGACTGCAGCACTGCAGGTGCCGGGGGTATACCAGGTCATCCTCACCGCTCCGGCACTGAAAACCCTGGCTGACTACGAATGGGCGCGTTGCACGGGCATCACCTTGACGGTGACGGGGACAGTCAATGGCTGACTTGCTGCCACCCGCACTGGCCAGTGATCCACGCTTCAAGGCCTTGGGGGCGCTGGCGGCTCGGATCAGTGAGATCGACCGTACACCGGTCTTGGTCTGGTTGCTGGATCGGGTACATGCCTCAGCGCTACCGCACCTGGCTGAGCAACTGCATATCCTGGGCGAAGGCTGGCAGTTCACACGCAACGATCAGGAGCGTCGCCAGCTACTCAAACGTGCTGTCGAACTGCATCGCTACAAGGGCACGCGCTGGGCCATCCAGCAGGTACTGGAGACGCTGGCCTTGTCTGGCCAGATCAGCGAATGGTTTGAGTATGGCGGCCAGCCTTATTACTTCCGGATCAATGTCGACCTCGCCACCCGAGGCATTGACGCGGCCACCTTCGATGCGCTGGTCGACCTGATCTCGGAATACAAGAATGTGCGCTCTCACCTGGAGCGGCTCACCTTGTCTCTGGTGAACCGTTCACCGGTCCCCTCAGTGGGCATCGCCTTACTGGCGGGTGAGGTGGCCTCTGTTTATCCGTTTCAGCAGGTCAACCTCGGCCAGAACAGTCCTTTGCAGCTCGGCATCGGGTATTGGTGTGTCGAGACGGTATCCGTGTTTCCCGGCCCATGACCATCACTCAGGAGTAACCCATGGCCAATGAATTTTTCACCCTGCTCACCACCACCGGCAAAGCCAGGCTGGCCGCTGCTCAGGCCAGCAGCACGCCGTTGCAGATTACGCACATGGCCGTAGGCGATGGTGACAATGGCAGTTACTACAACCCGGTTGAGTCTCAAACCGCGCTCAAGCATGAGACGTGGCGGGGGGCGCTCAACAACCTCTCGGTAGATCAGAGCAACCCCAACTGGATTGTGGCTGAACTGGTGATCCCCGACACGGTCGGCGGCTTCTACATCCGCGAGGTCGGCCTGTTCGACAGCACGGGCAACCTGATTGCCGTGGGCAAATTCCCGGAGAGCTACAAACCCACCTTGGCCAGCGGCTCCAACAAGCAGCTCTATGTCCGCATGATTCTGGAGGTGTCCAACGCCGCCTCGGTCACGCTGCTGGTTGACCCCAGCGTGGTGCTGGCCACCCGCTCCACCGTTGACCAGCGCATCGCCGAAGAGTTGGCCAAACGCGACAGCAAACCCTCTGTCAAAGCCGCTACCACCGCACCGATTACCTTCAGCGGTGTACAGACCGTGGACGGTGTCAGCCTCGTTGCAGGTGACCGGGTACTGGTCAAGGATCAAGCCACCGCCAGTGACAACGGTATTTATGTGGTTGCCGCCAGTACCTGGAGCCGCGCTGCAGATGCCGATGCCAGCATCGAAGTCACACCGGGTCTGTTCGTCTTTGTTGAGCAAGGCAACATCCACGCCGATTCGCTGTGGCAGCTGGTAACAGATGCCCCCATTGCACTGGGCACCACCGCGCTCATGTGGGAGCGGGTATCTGGCAAAACGGGTGTCACGGCCGGGACGTGGCGAGCGGTTACTGTCGACCAGCGTGGCGCTGTCGTGGGTGGCACCAACCCGACTACGCTGGCCGGGTATGGCATTACCGATGCGGCCACCCCGCTGGGCGTGCAAGCCTGCACCTATATTGCCGCCCCGGCCAGCGGCACGGCAGACGCCCTTACCGCCAGCTACAGTCCGGCCATCACTGCATTGGTCGACCGCATGCGCCTGCACATCCGGGCCGCAGCGGCCAACACCAGCGCAACCCCGACCTTCACCCCAAACAGCGGCGTCATCCCGGCCAAGGCCATCGTCAAAGGGGCCGGTCAGCCGTTGGTGGTGGGGGACATCGCCGGTGCCGGACACTGGTTGCAACTGGTGTACGACCAAATACTGGACAAGTGGGTGCTACTCAACCCGGCAACCGGGGTGACGGTTGTACCGCCCGTACCTGTCGGCACCATACTCCATGTCGCGCAGAGCACGCCGCCTGCGGGCTACCTCAAGGCCAACGGCGCAGCCGTGTCCCGCACAGCCTATCCTGCGCTGTTTGCCGCGCTGGTCACCAGCGCAGGCTTCACGCCGCAGACGTTCACCGTCAGCCTGGCCAACCCGGCAGTCTTCACCAAGACCGCCCACGGCTTCACCGGCGGCGAGCGGCTGATGCTCACCACCACTGGGACGCTGCCCACCGGGCTCACTGCCACCACCTCTGTTTACCTCGTGGAAGTGATTGACGCCAACACCTTCTACCTGCGCGAGTGGGGTAACCGGGTCGTGACCAGCGGCACCCAGTCGGGCACGCACAGCTACCTGCAAAGCTTGTACGGCCTCGGCGACGGTACCACCACATTCAACTTGCCCGACCTGCGAGGTGAATTCATGCGCGGCTGGGATGACGGGCGCGGACTGGATACCGGGCGCGCATTGGGCACGATGCAGAACGCCAGCGAGATTGCCATCTACGACAACGCCGTCGGCAATATTCCGCTGACCGTCGTCAAAAATGACGACGGCACCAGTACGTATATGACCAGCTACTCAACCAACATCAGCGCGGCGGCTGGGCGTGACATGGCCTACAAGAAAGTCCGGCCGCATAACCTGGCGTTACTGGCCTGCATCAAGTACTGACCGAGGAAATCATGAGCAAAGTCATTTACCAGTTCGACCCCACCACGGGGGCTTTTATCACCGAGTCATTCGCGGATGCGTCACCGCTGGAACCCGGTGTGTTCTTGATCCCGTCGTTTGCCACGGAAGTACCGCCACCATCAAAGCATCACGTGTGGCGCAATGGGGCGTGGGTAATCGTCCCGGTTCAGACACCTGATCCTGCTGTCGTACTGACCGCAGCCAAAGCCGACGCCAACGGACGCATCAACGCCTTCGCCAAGTCGAAGCGCGCGCTGATTGCAGGCACACCGGACGATGCGGAAATCGCAGGATGGAGCAACAAGCTGCGCATCGCGCAGGCCATCGTCGCGGGCTCAGCAACTAATGGCGATAAAGCAGTATTTCAGGCCGAAATTACTGCACGCGGCATCGCTGGAGAAACGCTGGACAGCTTCACGCAGAAGGTCATCAAGAACGCGACCTTCTTTGGCCAGGCCGTCGCGCTGATCGACGGAATGAAACGCAAGGCACAAGACGCCGTGTCTGCCGCCAAAACGGCGGCAGAAGTGGCCGCTGTGCTCGATGCCATGAAAGCCCAGGCCGAGGCCGCCTTCGCTCAACTCATGCAGTCTGCCTGATGAGGAAAACATGATCACACTACTGTTCACCACCAGCTACCACCCGCTGTCTGCAGTCATCCGCGCCACCACCTGGTCGCGCTGGAGCCATGTTGCACTTCAGGCCGGTGACATGATCATTGAAGCAGCAGCGCCGGGAGGCGTCGTTAAACGCAAGCTGGCAGATGCGATACAGCATGCGCGTGACCATGAGCTGGTCCAACTGCCGTGCCGCAACCCGATAAAGGTTCTACAGGCAGCATCAAGCCAGATCGGCAAACGCTATGACTACAGCGCCATTGTCGGGCTGTGGCTACACCGCGACTGGCAGGACGACCACCGGTGGTTCTGTAGCGAGTTGATCGCGTGGGCATTCCAGGAGGCCGGGGAACCCTTGTTCCGGCCAGATGCTGTACGGCGCATCACCCCACAGCACCTGTACCTGCTGCCACCGGCAACCCAACCCACGGCAGTCTGA